ATTGCTTTATGGTTAGATGGTGCTGATCAAACAAGTGTAACATTAAGTGGATCAAATGTAGTACAATGGAATGATAAGTCTGGTAATGGATATAATGCAATCGGGAATGGTGGTTTAAGTTATTCTAATAATAAAATTGTATTTAATGGAACTTCTGGTTATTTTTCAACATCTTTAACAAGTAATTCAATTAATCAAACTGTATTTATAATTGCTAAATATACTTCACCAGGTGTAGGACAAGATTTAGTTGGAACAACTATAATTAATGGTGGTCTTAGATTAGCATTAGGTGGTAATACTGAGATTTATTTATCTGGATCGAGTGTTTACGTTATTACTACTTTAGTACCATCTACAAATACAACATATTTACTTGGATTTAGTATAGCAACTGGATCTCAAATAAATGTATATTCAAATGGTACTGGACAGGGAACTTATAATGGAACTTCTGTTTTTAATGGTACAGGAACATTAAATTTTGGTAGTTCAGCTTCTGGTTATTTCTTTAATGGAGAAGTTTCAGAAATATTAGTTTATAATACAGTTCTTTCACAAACTAATCGTCAAAAAGTAGAAGGATATTTAGCATGGAAATGGGGACTTAATACTAGTTTACCTACAGGACATCCTTATTATAATAGTTCTCCTGGTAGTAATTCATCAGTTTGTATTGCAACAAGTACTAATGGTACTAATTGGACTGCATCTAATAATAACGTATTTACTGACGGTTCTTGTAATAATATTGCTTATAATGGTTCAATATTTGTAGCCATTGGAACTAATTCTTCTAATTTAATAACTATTGCTTATAGTTCTAATGGTACTGATTGGACTGCTTCAACTAATAATCCATTTTCTACTGGTATTGGCTATGGTATTAGTTGGAATGCATCTTTAAATTTATGGGTTGCTACATTTAGTACATCTAATAATCAAAGTTCTATTGCATATAGTTCAAATGGAATAGATTGGACAATTTCAAGTAATAATCCATTTTTAAATGGATCAAGCAAAGGTGTCTCATCTGGTATAATTAATTATTCAAATAATCCAAATAGTAGTATAATCAATCAAAATATTAGTTCAGGTAATTCCTTAATTAGTATCGGACACTATAATGATCCTATAAATTTTTCAGCAGGATTTTACAATAATTCTACTTTTTATAAATCTAATTTTGTGTTAACATTAAATGCTTGGACAAATATTCAAACTACATGGAATGATTCTAATTTATCTATATATAAAAACTCAATATTAATAAGTTCAACAACTTTTAATAACAAATCAATTGATAATGGATTAGGATATTTAATTGGATCAAATATTTATGGTGAAATTGGTGAAATAAAAATGTATGATTATGTTATTAGTCAAAATATGATAGAATCAGATTATAATTCATCACATGATACATTTTATAAAGGTAATTTACCAGTAGTATCTGGTTTATTTAATTGGATTGATACATCTGATATAACTACATTATATATGGATATTGATGCAACTATTTCTGTACAAAATTTAGGTGATCCTGTATGTTACATATTGGATAAAGCTGGGAATGCAGATTTTAGTATATCTATGAGTCAATCTGGATTAGAACCAACTTATAATCCAAAATTATTAAATTTAAAATCAGGTGTAGATTTTTCAAATGGTAGTTCATTAATAAGTACAAGTGTTCCAAAATCAAAAAATGTAACTTTATTTTGGGTAGGTACAGTAACTAATAATATTAGTTCATACGGAACTTTATGGGGACATTTTACTAATTATGATTATGATATAGTCTTACGTCAATCCTCTAATGGTGGAACTATGAATTGGCATACAAATAATGATAATTATAGTATGAATTTAAATATTTCTTTTAATCAACCAGTAATTTATTGTGCAACAATGGAAAATGGTATTAATATGAATTTTACTATGATTACAAATTCTGGGATATATACTAATATATCTACAATTGAAGGATTATCTTGGACAGAAGGTTCTGCTCCAATTTATATCGGTACTGATAGTAGTAATCAAAATTCAAATTCTTTTATGAGTGAAATCATCTATTACCAACGTGTATTAAATCAAACTGAAATTAATAGTATGATATCATATTTAGGAAACAAATGGGGAATTAAAACTGAAAAACCTTCTGCTCCTATTGAAAATGCTATATCTAAATGGTTACCAAATAAAGAATCTAAATTAGGTATGTGGTTAGATATGGCTGATTATAGTAGTATGTATATTGATAGTAATACTTCTGTTTCTAATATAATTGATAAAGTTAATAATAATATTCCATTCTCTGTTCAAGGATCAAGTGCAAATTTAACATTAACAACTGGTTCTATTAGTAATATTGCATCATTAAATTTTAATAATAATAGTGGTGATAATGTATATATAGATGGTTCATATAATTTTAATACTTCAGGAAGTTTATTATTTGTTGCAAATATAAGTAATATAACAAATACTAGGGAAGCAATTATCTCTTGGGGAGGAGCATTAAATGTAGGTTTTTTAAATAATAATAATATATTATCAGTTTATAGTGGATTAAATGATTCTACTGCCAATACTCAAGTTTCATTTGCAACTAATATGATTGTTTATGCTGATTGTAATGGTGCAAATGTATCTTTAAGTGTAAATGGTAATTCTCTTATTACAGGAACTTTAACTTTACCATTTAATCCAACTAATACATTAACAATTGGTAAAGATTTACATAATGTTCCAATGAACTTTGGCGAATTATTAGTTTATTCTGAAGTAATATCAACTGAAGCTCGTCAAAAAGCTGAAGGATATTTAGCGTCTAAGTGGGGTCTAAGTAGTAGTTTACCAAATACTCATCCATATGCAAATGTAACTCCTACAATAACTAATATTGAATATCCATTAACAAATGTTCCAAAGTCATTTAATGGATTATTAGTATGGTTAGACGGAGCTGATCCTTATGGATCTGGTCCTGGTACAGAACCTTCTATTGGAACAAGTATTAATATATGGTATGATAAATCTGGTAATAATAATAATTTTTCACAACCAGCTCCAGATCTCATTTATGTTCCAACATATGGTCTTGATTTAACTTATAATAAAAATGGAATTTTATTTAATGGTTCTCAATTTTATAATCAACAAGGTAGTTCATTTTTAGACGGACTTAATAAATATACAATAATTTGTGCTTATAGATTTAGTGATGCAACAGGTTCTCCGTCTGAATTATATCGTAATTACAGTGGTAATAATACATTATGGTATAGATATTGGAATTCAGCTATAAATGTTGTTATGGGAGGTGCAATTGGTGCAGAATATAATATGTCATATGGATCAACTACTTCATTTGGTTCTGGAATATCAACAATGATTTCTGATTCTACTTCTGCTACATATTTAAATGGAACAAAAATTATAAGTCAATATAAGGGACTAACTACTGAATCAGGAAATACTTTAATATCTATTGGATCAGTAAATGGTGTTGAAAATATGACTGGCTCTATCTTTGAATTTTTAGTATTTAATTATGCAATGAATGATACTGAAAGACAAGTAGTTGAAAGTTATTTAGCAAATAAATGGGGATTAGGACCTAAATTACCAGCAAATCACCAATATTACATGGTTGAAAACTCAAATATAGTAAAGAATGGTAATGTAATTTATAGTGGAGGTAATGAAATTGGTGGAAATTCTGTAATAATAAATAATACAAATGGTTCTTTTTCTACAAATTATTTAACAATACCTAATGAACAAAATTTACCATTATCTATTAATTTTTGGATGAATTGTAATAATGTAATACCATCTCAAACAATTGTTGGATTATCAAATGTTTCATTCAGTACATCTGGACTAAATATTGATATCTTAAATGGACAATTAATTGCTAACATTTGTTTAGCAAATATAAGTTATCCAAATATACAAGCATCAATTATTGCAAATAATTGGTATAATGTTGGATTAAATATTGATAATAATTATAATGGTACATTATACCTAAATGGATTAAATGTTGG